GACAAAGCAATAAACCATTTTATTAATTAGGACGCGTTTTGAGATTTTTTCCCTTATTGCTCCCCCACAAAAATCATTTTTATTTTAAGGGGGGGGGGTCACTTCAGAAAAAAATGTGTCCTAAATCGTTAAACTATATGATTATCAGTGTTTTACGAGGACACATAGGATTTGTTTTGTTAGTCTAAAAATAAAAATTATAAATTTGTAACCACAATATGATAAAAAACACAAAGATTTCAATCTTTAAATCACTTTTTAAATCATCGGATGTCCCCTATGATGTCCAACTTGACCAAGCACTTAAAAGAATAAAGGAAGGTAAGTCAAAACATATCATTGATAAGATGATGACATTGGAAGGTGATGCACGTTCTAAATTAAAAAATCAATTACCTTGTGTTATCTTTGGTGGTGTATTTACACAACGTAAAAAGTCAGGACTAAAAGAACATAGTGGTCTTATGGTCTTGGACTTTGATAAAATACCAAATAATAAGATGGATATGATGTTTGACCAGCTGAAACAAAACAAACATATTGTTTCGGTTTTTATGTCACCATCAAGAAATGGATACAAAGCCATTGTTTCAATACCTAAATGCAATGCAAAAGAACATGAACAATATTTTAAGCAGTTTAACAAGGATTATCTTTATGACTATTTTGATGCTGCTACTTGCAATGTTGATAGAGTTTGTTTCGAATCATACGATCCAAACATATACATTAATTATGAAGCTATTAAGTATGCTCCAAAGCTGGTTGATGATGGTTTTCTTATAGCTGACAAAGTTCCAACCATTCCAATCAATGATGATTTTAAGAAGATTGAACTTATAATGAAGTTCAACTGGCAAAAAGATTTTATTGAAGGTGAACGTAATAATTTTATTCTGGACATTGCATCTGCATTTTGTGAGTATGGTGTTCAGGAAATAAATGCAGTTAACTACATTCTTAACAATGTGGTTGTTGGTGATTTTAGTGAAGATGAAACAAAGAACACAATTAAGAGTGCATATAGAATAAGACAATTTGCAATTAAATACTTTGAGGATTATAATAAAATAGATAGTATAAAAAAGGATTTAAAATATGGCAAAGAAAAAGTAAAGGAACTGCACAACATTAATGATGATGTTTATGATCATATTTCTGATGAATCAGAACATGAAGATTTTTGGTACTATGATAAAAAGCAAAACATTAAAATTGATCCTTTAAAGTATAAACTATTTTTGGAACGCAACGGATTTAAGAAGTTCTTTTTTGCTGATAGTTTAAAACCATCATTTGTTAAAATAAAATCAAATATCGTATCGGAAACATCAACCGAAATAATAAAGGATTATGTTTTAAATTATCTATTGGATAATAATGAAATAGATGTTTATTCATATGTTGCTACATATCAAAATCTATTTACTGATTCGTTCCTAACCATATTAGAAACAATTGATTTGATGATGTTAAATGATACACAACACAAATCATTTATTGCATTCAGGAATGGTATTTTGGAAGTCACAAAAGATAAATTACATCTTAATCAATATGTTAATGTTAATGGGTATATATGGAAGAACCAAATCATTGATAGGGATTTTATTGAAACGGACAATCTTGATAATGATTATCAAAAGTTTATTAATAACATTAGTAATGGTGAACCATTATCAATTGAATGTACTATTGGTTATTTGTTACACACTTATAAGAATAAGATTGACAACAAAGCAATAATATTAAATGATGAGGTAATTAGTGACAATCCTGAAGGTGGAACTGGTAAAGGTTTATTTGTTCAGGGATTAAAAGAAATCAGAAGGGTTGGCATATTAGATGGCAAATCCTTTGATGATAAAAAATCGTTTCCATATCAAACCATAAGCCAGGACACGCAAGTATTGGTTTTTGACGATGTTAAAAAGAATTTTGATTTTGAATCAAAGTTTAGTTTAGTGACTGAAGGAATAACACTTGAACGAAAAGGTAAGGATGCAATTAAGTTAAACGTTGAGGAATCACCAAAGATGTTAATATCAACCAATTATGCAATCAAAGGTGAAGGGAATAGTCATGATAGACGAAGGCATGAAGTTGAGGTGGCTCAATACTACAATTCAAAGCTTACACCATATGATGATTTCGGTCGGACATTGTTTGATGATTGGGATGAGGATGAATACACACGTTTTGATAATTACATGGTGGGTTGTATTCAATTATACTTTACACACAAACTAATTAAGCAGACCAATGCAAAGAATATCAAATTGCGTAAGTTCATAAGTGAAACATCACAAGAGTTTTATGAGTGGTGCAATTATGATGGAACTGAATTGTTTAATGTTAGACTAAACAAACGAAATATGTTTGACCAGTTTGTAAATGACTACCAAGACTATAAGAAATGGTTAACACAAAAGAAATTCAACATTTGGATTAAGAAGTATGCAAACTATATTGGTGCTGCATACACTGAAGGACACACGAATGGTGATCGTTGGTTTATGGTTGAATATGATTTACCTTTTTAAATGGAGTTAAGAGATTATCAAAAGGACATTGTAAGGCGTGGTGTTGATATCATTGCAGACCATCGTTTGCTTTATTTGCAAATGGAGGTTCGTACTGGCAAAACACTTACATCATTATCAATATGTGAAGAACTTGGTGCATCTAATGTTTTATTTATAACTAAAAAGAAAGCCATCACCAGCATTAAAAATGATTATGATAAGTTTGGGTTTAGCTTTGATATAACAATAATAAACAACGAATCACTGCACAAAGTAGATGGTGACTTTGATATATTGGTATCTGATGAACACCATCGAAATGGTTCGTTTCCAAAGCCAAATAAATCAACTAAACTAATCAAACAACGTTGGTCCAAATTACCAATGATATTCTTATCAGGTACACCAAATGCAGAAAGCTATTCCCAAGTGTATCATCAATATTGGGTTAGTTTAAATAGTCCGTTTAAACAATTAAACTTTTATAAATGGGCAAAGGAGTTTGTCAATGTTACAGAACGTAATTTTGGTTATGCTAATGTCAAAGACTATTCAAGTGCTGACTATAATAAGATAAAACCATACATTGATAAACACATTATAACATACACACAGTCAGAAGCTGGATTTGAATCTAATGTGAATGAACACATATTGTGGTGTGATATAAAAGAAAGCACACATGACATCATTAATACACTTAAAGAAGGACAAGATTGTTGTTGGTAAGGCTGGTGCAATCATAGCAGATACATCAGTCAAGATGAAAAACAAGATACATCAATTGTGCAGTGGTTCGTGTATTCTTGAGGATGGTAGTGTTGTGATACTTGACACATCCAAAGCTGAATTTATACGTGATAAGTTTAAAGGGCAAAAGATTGGTTTATTCTATAAGTTTAAAGGTGAACTTGATATATTAAAACAAGTGTTTGGTGATAGCTTATGCACTACATTAGATGAGTTCAATGGTAGTGATAAGAACATAGCACTTCAGATCATATCAGGTCGTGAGGGTATATCATTACGTGAAGCTGATGCATTGGTGTATTATAATATTGATTTTAGTGCAATCAGTTACTTCCAGTCAAAGGATAGGATGACAACAATGGAACGCAAGAACAATGATGTTTATTGGGTATTTGCTCGAAAAGGTATTGAATCTAAAATATATAAGAGTGTGACTAATAAAAAGGACTATACTTTAAGAATGTTTAAAAGGGATTATGAACTACCAAAGTAAAGTAATAAAGGAATACAAAGACAAAGGGTATATGGTGTTAAACATTATTAGATTAAGTGAGAATGGGTTTCCTGACCTTATGTGCTTAAAAGATAGTAAGGTTGTGTTTATTGAATGCAAAACTGGTTATGATACCTTAAAGCCATTACAACGATATAGGATTGACCAGCTGCGTGAAATGGGCTTTGAAGCTATGTGTTTGAAGGATGATAAAATAATTTATTAATTTTGTAGTGATATGACAAAAGAAGAACAACAAGAATTTTTTGATGAGTACATTAATAAGATGCGTGATGTACTACTAAATAAGGGTGATGACTATGCCAATGCAGATAGGTTGTCAAACTTCAAGATGGCTGGTCAAATAGCTGGTGGCAATGCACAACTTAATTGTTTAAACCTTATAGCAACAAAGGTTGCAAGACTTGGTGTGTTACTTAATAGTAATGATGCAACCAAAGAATGAATCAATCAATGATTCAATCATGGACCTTGCTAACTATGCAATGCTACTTGCAATGATTAATAAATAAGATATGAAAGTAAATCAAATTGTAGATGGATTCTATGAGTACAATGAACCATACTTTGATGTGGACTTATTAGATGCTGATGACTTGTATGCAATCCAAGAGATTGCCACACAGAACCTATTGCCATTGTTTCTTGGCAAGATGATTAATAAACCAGCAGAAGAATTATATTCATCACGATATGGTTTTCATTTACCTGATAAAAAGTTTTGTGAAATGCTAATATATTATTTTCCAGTTGAAGATGCGTTTACGATTGGTGATTGCAGTGTTTACAACAAGTATGGAAAGGAATTTACAGATGATGAACATAGACACTTTCATGAATAATTTAATAGGGATAGGGGGTTTTAAAATCTACAACAATATGTACTGCATACGTTCGCGGGGCTTTTTTTACACATAAGTTAGTTTGAGGTTTGGGAATAATGGATAAAAATAAATTTCATAAAAAAGTTGAAGATATGGCTCAAAGAATTGGGTCAGTAAAAAAGGCATTTGATGTTTTAAATAAAGAACATAAAAGTTTTACATCAGATGTATGTTATAGAAATTGGAAAAGTAAACATAATTTAAAAACTATTATTTTAAGTGATTGCTTGGTTTGTGGTGTTCAAATTAAATCTACAAAAAAAAGAAAATGGTGCGTTGATCATGTAGGTGGTAGAAAAAATAAAAAAATTCCAAAAAAAGATGGGATTTACATAAGTGATAGAGATTTGTATAGTGTTTGGCATGGTATTAAATATAGATGTACAAATGAAAAAAGTACATCATTTAAAAATTATGGTGGTAGAGGAATAAAAATATGTGATTTGTGGAATAATGATTTTTATAAATTTGAAAAATGGTCTTTAAATAATGGGTATAAAAAAGGGTTGCAAATAGATAGAATTAACAATAATGGAAATTATGAACCATTAAATTGTCGTTATGTAGAACCATATATAAATGCAACAAATAGAAGGTCCTTAAAAAATACCAGTGGTTTTATTGGAGTTCATAAAAATACAGAATCAAACACTTATCGTGTTTTAATTAATTTTAAAAATAAAAGACACGATTTAGGTAATTTTAAAAATAAGGTTGAAGCTGCTATTTTTAGAGATCAATATATTATAAAAAACAATTTACCACACATTAGAAATATATTATAATGGGCAAAAGAGGACCAGTACCACCACCAAAAGCAATCACAATAAAAAAGGGTTATTATCAACCATCAAGGCATGATGATCCGATTGCTGACACGAATGCTTTGCAATGGGTACACAACGAAGTACCGTCACCACCTGAAGATTTCAATGATGTTGCAAAACAAATGTGGACTCAACAACTGATGCAGTCACAAAAATTGTATGGTTATATTTCATTTATTGACTTGACTTTATTTAAGGAATATTGTTATGTGTATTCTGAATTAGAATGGTTAAAAGAAAATACAAAAGGAAGGTATTATCTTGATGACAAGGGTGCAAAAAAAATTGATCCTTTATATATGGAACTAAACAAATTAAGAAAGGACTTTTTGAGATTGTCACAAGAATTTGGATTTAGTCCAAGTGCAAGAACAAGAATCCAACTACAACAAAAACCTGAAGAAGATAAGGACATATATTCTGATGGCATATAAAACAAACTTCAAAAATATCGACCTTGATAAATATTACTTTGATGAAAAGACTGCAAACATTGTGGTTCGATATATTGAAGAAAATGTCAAGCACGTAAAAGGTGACAAAGCTGGTGAACCATTTATTTTGGAGCAATGGCAAAAGGATGATATTATAAAACCATTGTTTGGTTGGAAACATAAAGCAACTGGACTTCGAAAATACACAAGTGCATACATTGAGATTCCAAAAAAATCAGGTAAGTCATTTTTGGCTGCATCCATTGCGTGTGTTTTTATTGACATAGAACGCGAGGGCGGTTCTGAAATTGTTGGTGTTGCTTGGGGAAGGAAACAAGCTGGTTTGGTTTTCGATGCAACAAAGCAAGTGATACAAAAATCACCAAGATTAAAATCAAAGTGCAACATTTATCGAAACTCAATCACTGCACCTGATCACATTGGTGGGTTAAAAACATATCAAATATTATCAAAAGAAGCTGGGGGGGAGGATGGTATCAATCCACAACTGGCAATTATTGATGAGTTGCACGTTCACAAAAACAATGAAGTTCTTGAGATGGTTGAAAAATCACAAGGTGCAAGAAAGCAACCTTTGTCATTTATTATCACAACTGCTGGGTCTGATTTATATGGTATTGGATACCAAAGACATGAACAAGCAATTGACATTGCAAAAGGTTTGATTGAAGATGAAAGTCAACTTGTTTGTGTTTATGGAGCAGACAAAGAAGATGATCCATTTGATGAACGTACTTGGAAGAAAGCAAATCCAAATTACAACATATCAATTGGCAAACGTGCATATGAAAAGGAAGCAAACAAAGCAATGGTGAGTGCAGCAAGTTTGAACTCATTTAAAAGATATTATTTAAATGTTTGGACACAATCAAAAGATGGATGGATTAATGATGAGGTATGGACAAAATCACATTGGGATTTTGATGATGAGATGTTGCGTGATTATCCTTGCTATGGTGGACTTGATTTGTCATCACGAAGTGACATCACTGCATTTTCTTTGGTTTGGAAAATAGATGAAAAGTATTATTCTAAAAATTGGTTTTGGCTTCCTGAAGATAAAGGAACACAATCAGCGGACAAAAAAAATATTCAATATCGTGAATGGGTTCGTGATGAATATATTGAAGAAACAAGTGGGAATGTTATTGACTATGATTTTATAATATATAAACTTGGTCAGCTTAATAAGTTATATGATATCCAATCCATTGCATATGACAATTGGAACTCACATCACATTGCACCAAAGTTGTATGAAGAAGGATTTGACTTGATTGAGTTTAGACAAGGTTTTAAATCTATGAATGCACCAACCAAAGAACTTCAAGGCAGCCGGTTGAAAGTAAAAAGTTTAATCATGGCAACAATCCAGTGTTGCGTTGGATGGTTGGCAATGCATCGGTCAAGTCTGATCCAGCTGGAAACATAAAACTTGAAAAAGATACACGTTCACCTAACAAAAAAATTGATGGATTGATTTCAAATATTATGGCATTTGGTTTGTGGCTTGACAAACCTGACTCAAACAAATCTTATTTGGAAGATGGCAATTTATATATTATATGAAAATACCTAAAAAAATATATGATGTTTTAAACAATAAAAGGAACTTTGATTTCTTGTTTCTTGAGATGTTAAGACATCACACCAGTGAAGATGCCTATGATGCTGCACTTGATTTGGTTCGTGAATATGCACCACATTTTAATCATTACAAAGATTTTGATTCTTATCGTGTGATTTTGTCAAATAAAAACAATCGTGAAATTGAAGTTCCTGAAGAAATAATTGATGCGGTGACAAAAGGAATTGATGACTTGTTTCATAAGCATTTGAAAAAAGTTAAGATTCGCAAAATGGCTTATGATCAATGCGTCAAAGAAATCAATATTTATTTACCTGACTATAAACCACACAGAAATTATCAATCGTTTAAAGCATTGCAATCAATTAATTTTAAGAAAAAGTAGTTAAATATTTTACATATTTATAAAAAACTATTGTTTCATTTTTGCAATAGTGAATTTATTTGGGTTTGAAATCAAAAGAATCAATCCAGTTCTATCTGCAAAAAAAGGTTTCTTAAATGCAAACTTTGGTGGAATGATTGGAAGAACACCAGTCACTGAAGAAACCGCAATGGGTTTATCAGCGTATTGGGCTGGAGTAAGAAGAATTACAGAATCAGTGGCAATGTTGCCAGTTGAAGTTTTTCGCAAACAAAACGGAAGGCGTGAAATAGTTGCACATCCAACAGAATACTTGTTGAATGCTGAAGCAAATTATGAATCAATTTCTTTTGACTTCACACAAATATTAATCACATCCGCAATCAATCATGGTAATGGTTTGGCAATTATTGAACGTGATCAATTTGGAACACCAACATCATTGGTCAATGTAACTCGTGAACAATGCGAACCAATAAAATATGATGATGAGATTTATTGGAAAGTTCAAGTCAAGGAAGCATACAATGAAACTGAATCATTGCTTGTCAAAGATGCTGACATGATTAATCTTCGTGGGTTTGGAGTTGATCCAGTTGTTGGACTTTCGGCAATACAAGCACACAAACAAAATCTTGGTTTATCAATTGCAGCACAAGATTATGGGGCTGATTTTTTTAACAAAGGGAGTAGGATTGACGGCTTCATCGAATACGCTGGTGTTTTAAAACCTGAAACAAAAGATGCAATTAGTCAACAATGGGCTGCAAACTATGGACCAAATGGGACACGTGGAACTGCAATACTTGATGCTGGTTCAAAATATCATCGTATTGGACTTCCTCCAGCAGATGCTGAATGGATTTCAACACGTAAATTCCAAAAGAATGAGATTGCAACAATTCTTGGAATACCATCACACATGATTAATGAGATGGAAAATTCAACGTTTTCAAATATTGAACACCAGTCAATTGAATTTGTGACTTATTCAATTGGAACGTGGATTGAAAAGATTGAACAAGAATATAGACGAAAACTATTAAAAGATACGGAAAAACTTGACCATTATTTCAAGCACAATGTTGATCGTTTACTTCGAACTGATGTCAAAACAAAAGGTGAATATTATCGATTGATGACTGACATTGGTGCTTATAGCATAAACGATGTACTTGAACTTGAGGATAGAAATCCAATTGAAGGCGGTGATGAACGTTATGTGCAAATAAATAGAATACCTATTCAGGACATGGATAATTATTATAAGAAGGAAGATGGCGAGTTATAGTGATTATCCTGATGCGGTTTCAAACAATGCAAAACGTGGCATTGAGTTAAATGAAAAGGTTGGCAATAAATGTGCAACCGCTATTGGCAAAAAAAGAGGTCGTGATTTGTCAGAAAAAAGACCGATTTCGGAGGATATTTTAAAACGCATGTATTCATATTTGTCACGTGCTGAAGTGTATTATGATCCTGACAACACTGAAGCGTGTGGAACAATATCGTTTTTGTTGTGGGGTGGCAAAGCTGGATTGAGATGGTCAGAAAGTAAATTAAAAGAAATTGATAAAAATAGAAAAGTAATGAATAAAATTGAAAGACTTGCAGAGGTTCGAAATATAAATGAAGTTGAACGAACTGCACAATTTGTTATATCAACAGAATCCATTGACAGACATGGTACATCATTCAAACTTGATGGATGGGATTTGTCAACTTATGACCGCAATCCAATTGTTGGATACAATCACGAAGTGAGTGGTTCTAATCCTGATACTATCATTGGAACATCACGAGTGTTTAGAGATGGAGATGCGTTGATTGGTGAAGTAACATTTGAACGTGAAGGAAACAATCCTTTGGCTGACAAAGTATTTAACAAAATGCAAGATGGTATTTTAAAGATGGCAAGTGTTGGAGCAATTCCACATGAGTATCGTTATGGCAACAAAGAAGATGAGGACAGAAACACGATTTATTTCACACGACAAGAATTGGTTGAATGGTCAATTGTGAGTGCTGGTTCAAATCGTGATGCGTTCAAACGAAGTGCTGACCAAGTTGATGAACTTAAAAAATCACTTGAGGTTGTTGAAGAAGAAATTGAAATGGGACTTGAAACAAAATCAGCTTTGCGAAATTATAACAAAGTTAAAATTGTTACAAAGTACCTATAATCAAATAATTGATTTTTGTAGTATTAAAATTTAGAAAATGAGAAATAGTAAAGTAATAAGAGAAGAAATTGGTGAAGTGAAAACTTCCCTTGATGCTCTTGAAAATTTAGTATCTGAAGAAAATAGAGATTTTTCTGAAGATGAAAAAGTATCATTTGATACAAACATGGAAAGATTAACTGAATTAGTTGATGAACTTCCAAAAGTAGAAAAAGAAGAAGAAATAAGAATGAAAGCAGCAAATTTAGGTGGAAGTCCAGTAGTGGCAGAAACTAAAGAAGAAAAAGAAATAGTAAGAGAATTTTCTTTTGGTAAAGCGGTAAGAGCAGCATTTGGTGGAAAACTTGATGGTGTTGAATTAGAAATGGCTCAAGAAGGTCAAAAAGAAATGACTGCAATTGGTCGAAGTGCAAATGGTGTTGTTATACCATCAATGATTTTGAACAGAGCGGTTGTTACTGAAAACGGAACTTCAGGAATTGAAACTCAAAGTTTTGTTGATGCAGTTTATGCAAACACAATTCTTGATGATCTTGGTGTTACTCGTGTAACTTCAACAACTGACCAACGTATTCCAATTTTGGGTGCAGTTACAACTCAATGGGAGGGAGAAACTGATGCAAGTGCAGATGGAGGTTCTGCAATGAGCAAAAAAGACCTTGCTCCAAAAAGACTTGCAAGTTTTGTCGATTTTAGTAAACAAGCCGCTATGCAGCACAACGAATCACTTGAATCAGCATTGAGAAACTCAATTGCTCAAGCGGTTGGAGCAAAAGTTGAATATGCTTTATTTACTGATGATTCTTCAAACGGATCTTACAACTATTTAGGTCAAGGAAAAACTCCAGTAACAAATGCAAACATTACATCATTGATGATGGCACTTGTTGAGGAAGTACAATCAAACAACCACAACAGAGGTAATTTAGGTTTTGCAATCTCAAACGATTTGTTTACCGAAGTTTATACTGCTGCACAAGTTAGTGGTGTTAATCCATTAATCATCAATGAAGCTATAATGGGAGTTCAAGCGAAGTTCTCAAACCAAATTGCTGACATAACTAATCCAGTTGCTTACTATGGTGACTTCTCAAAAGTTCAAATTTGCCAATTCGGTGGAGTTGAGATTTTAGTTGACCCATACACACAAGCGGTTAGCGGAACAAACAGATTAATCCTAAACTCATACTGGGATGCTGCACTTGTACAAGATGCTGCAATCAGCGTGGGTGGCTACACTGG